ACCAGAAGTAAAATTCAACAAAAACGGATATGAAATCCGCACAGAAGTCCTCGATATGGCCAAAGGTCTTATCACCGAGGAATACCACTCAAAATTTGCCGGTTGGGAAATGTCAGTTGCTAAAGATGAAAAAACTGGTCAAGTTGTTACCACAGTCGGTATGCCAACATTTCCAGGTCTTGATGAGGTATTAACTGCCGCAGAAAAAATGTATGCATTTGTAAATACTGGTTCAGGTAAAAAATGAACTGGTGGCCTGTTACAGATGAGGAATGGGAACAGTTGAACTACCCAAACGGTAAATAATAAAAGGGGCCTTGACTGGTCCCTTTTTTTGAGTTATACTTTATATTATGAAAATCAAAAAACCAATTGTTCGTAAGGTGCGTAATCGTTTGCATCATGACGAAATCTATTACACCTGGTCGAATTGGGAACCCAAAGAGATCGATGGTATTCTTTTTATTCCCGTTACAAAGAGTTATCCTGATAATAAGTTGCAACGATTACATTATGTTAAAAAAGATAATATGGAGTTTGTGAAATGAATAAGCTTGAAATGATGTTGCAAAACAAAAGAAATAATTTTGATCCCACTTTTCATGATGATATGGTTTGTGCAAAAGAATATCTTACACATAGTAAATGGGGTCAACAAGGTTGTCCATTCTTTTTAGAATGGCCATATCTGGATATTCCATCCATGTTAAAAGATAAAATTGCCAAACACGCCTTGGGTATATTATGAATTGGTTAAAATATTCCGGATGCAATATTATTCTAAAATTAAATCCTTATCATTGGAGAATTTCTTTTGATTATTTCAAGACCAATGAAGCATGGGAACAAGATGCGTTTATATTAGAATTACTACCTTTAACAATTCGTGTTTGGTTTGATGACGGCCAATGGTGATTTAAATAATTATGAAAAGTAAATTTATTGATGCTTACATGGATGTTGCAAAACGATTTGCCAAATTGTCTACCGCTAAAAGATTAAAAGTTGGTGCCATTGTTGTAAAAAATGACCGAATTATTAGTATTGGTTATAATGGAATGCCATCAGGATGGACCAATGAGTGTGAAGAAGTAATTGAACAGCATGAAGATGGCGGTCAAGTCACACAAACTAAATTAGAAGTAATTCATGCAGAAGCTAATGCGATTGCTAAGTTAGCTAAAAGTATTGAATCGGGAGAAGGTGCTAAAATGTTCTTAACTCATGCTCCTTGTATACATTGCGCAAAACAAATTTATACAGCCGGCATAAATATAGTATACTTTGGTCAACATTACCGAGATACTCTTGGCGTTGATTTTCTAAAAAAATGTCACATAAAGGTAATACAATGGCCTGGGGAAAACACCTCATCCTTGATGTAAAAGGATGCGAATTAAATCGAGCAAATGATCCTGAATATATCAAACACTTCACAAAAGAATTGGTAAGATTAATTGAAATGGTACCATACGGAGAACCACAATTGGTACATTTTGCTGATAATACCGATAAAGCTGGTTGGACCGTAATACAATTAATCACAACTTCAAGTATTGTTGGGCATTTTTTAGACCACAATGGAGACCTTTACCTTGATGTTTTTAGTTGTAAAGACTTTTCGGAACATACTGTAATTTCTGCTTTAAGACAGTTCTTTTCACCTGGTGAAATTAAACACCAAGTCATTCAACGAGATGCAAATTGAATAAATAAGCGGATGTGAGCAACAACGGAGTTATGCAATTATTGGGTCAACTTATTAAGGAGAGACCTAAAAATGCAGTTAAGTATAGTCGGTTGTCCCGATAAAAAGCTATTTCGTCCGTGGGTAAAAAAAGCGGCGTTATTTTATGCTGATCAACTTTTAACCAAAAAGTTGTTAGAAAACATATACTTGCGTATTAGATTTAATCCAAAATTAGATGCTTATGGATACGCTCAAATTTTAGAATATAATAATAGCCGTAAAGCTAGAGAATTTGAAATTGAATTGCATCCAGGAATTGGTGCTGTAGAAATTCTAAAAACTTTGGCACATGAAATGACACACATTAAACAATATGTGTATGGTGAAACCAATGAAACCTTAACTCGTTGGAAGGGTATTAAGGTTGATTCAGATAATTTGGATTATTGGGTTCAACCATGGGAAATTGAAGCACACGGAATGGAATCAGGATTGTTTAGTAAATTTGCCGTAAAAGAAAAATTATGGGAAGTATTCAGAGGTGTTCAAAATCCTGATAGTCCTATTGTACCAGAAAGTTTAGGTTGGAAAGAAGAAGATGTATTGACAATTCGTTTTGAATAGTTTATAATTATTATTGAGAGGTTATATCATGGCAACTAAAGGTACAAATCAAAAAACTCGTAAAGCAAATCCAATGTTGACCAAAACAGGAAAACAGCGTTTAGGTCCACTTAATATTGCACAACTAACTAAAATGTTAGATGGCGCTCGTAAGAAGCATGTATCTAAAATTAAAAGAGCAATTGCAAAACGATTACAGACGCAGCAATTTGGTAAAGATACTGAGCCTGTAGTTACAGAATAAAAAATTGCCCTTTTAGTTAAATGGTATAACGCTAGATTTGTAATCTTGAATTGGTAGTTCGATTCTATCAAGGGGCACCAAAATATTCCTCGATAGCTCAGTTGGTAGAGCAGCAGACTGTTAATCTGTTGGTCCCTGGTTCAAGTCCAGGTTGAGGAGCCATTAAAGATTCATTAAATTATGATAAAATCAAACACAGAACAAAAGTGGGGAAAAACTTTAACCCCCCAACAATTAACAGAACTATTGAGATTGTTGGACGAAAAGAAAAAAGAAAGAAACAAATAGTTCATATATATAATTTAGCAGTACATTTTTTTAACAAAAGGAGTAGTAAATGAAGAAATCACTTTTAGCAATATTATTTTTAGTAGCCGGCGTAGCTTCCGCTGCAGAAGTTGGTATTTACGGTTTATACGGTAAAGGCACCAATGGATATAGTGAAGATGCTCTTGGAGTTTCTGTTGGTGACCATTTTGGTAAGATTGATCCGAGTTTAGCTAAAGTTGGTGGCCAATTAACTTTTGACCGTAGCACATCAAACGTAACCAATTTAAATCGTTATACAGCAACAGTTAGCTATGATGTATATAAAATTGGTGATGTACAGACCAATGTTCGTGCGGGTGTAGCTTATCTACAACCACAAACTTTAAAGGCTAGTAACGGCGGCGCAGGATTGATTGGATTTGGTGTTGCTTATCCTGTCGTTAAAGATATTAATCTGGTTGCAGACTATTCTTATCAAAAAGGTAATAACATTACCAAGAACTATAATGGTAATATTTTTACCGTAGGCGCTAAGTATTCATTTTAATTTTTTGTAATTAAAGGTTATAGCGGAGTAGCTCAGGAGTAGAGCGCTGGACTCATAATCCAGAGGCCGTTGGTGCGATTCCATCCTCCGCAACCAAATATATGAATACTTATAATCCTACAGACCAGAATTCTGTAAATGAAGATGATGAATTTAAAAGAATTGAACTTGAGATTCAACTTAGGCAAGAACGGTTGAACGCATCGGCAAATAATACAAATATAAAAACCAATATACTTGACAATCAATAGCGGTATTGATATAATGTTCAGAATACATTTTCTTTACCTGTAGCTAATACACAAGAATATTCACCAATCATTTCAATTAATGTCCAAGAACCTGTTTCTTTATTTTGAAACATTATAATGATAGTTTTATTTTGTGTAACTGCGTTTCTATAAAAGAATATAGGTTTTTCTTTATATTCAGTATCAATAGTATAAAGAAAATTTTCGGTAGAAAAACATTGAACGGGTTTTTTGGATAACTGTCCAAAGGCCAACATAGGAACCATAATGAAAAAAGCAAACAATAGCTTTTTCATTTTAACCTTTCTAATTTTGGTATATAAGTATTTATTGCTTTACAAATGTATAATTGTGTAGTATAATTATCAAATAATGCGGTGTGTAATAGTACGATTTGAGATACCCTCTTGAATTATCTGAGCATAGCAGACCACCGCTCCAACTTTCCTTTCGGAGAAATTATGAAAATTCTAGCATTTAAATTAATCACAGGCGAAGAAGTTCTTAGCGAAATTGAATCTGAATCTGAATCTGAATTTGTACTTGAAAATCCTGTTGGTATTGCCGTAGTTCGTGGCAAAGATGGAACACCAAATATAGGATTTGCTCCTTTTCCACTACACTCAGAACAAAAGAGCGGTGCAACTATTGTCATTTCTAAAAAGAATGTAGTATACTCTTATACACCAGCAGAAGATTTCATTAAGAATTATAATCAAATTTTTGGTTCTGGTATTGTTCTTCCACCAACCAAATCTTTGATTACAGGTTAACTTGAACGATTTTTATACGAATGTACAATCTTTTGGTAACAACATCCTTTTTCGTGGTATTGTTAACGGTAAAAGAGTAAAAGAGAAGATTGAATATTCTCCATCTCTTTTTTTACCATCTAAAAAAATAACTAATTTCACCACGCTAGATGGTGATTATCTAGATCAAAAAATCTTTAGTTCCATTCGTGATGCTAAAGATTACATTAAACAATTTGAAGGTGTTTCTAATGCGTCAAAAATTTATGGCCAAACTCGGTTTGAATATGCTTTTATTGCAGATCAATATCAAGGTATGGTGGATTATGATCAAGAAAAAGTTCTCATTGCGGTAGTTGATATTGAGGTTGGTTCTGATAATGGATTTCCTAATCCTTATGAAGCCAACGAACCTATCACTGCTATCGCTATCAAATATATCAACGGACCAATGTATGTGTTTGGCTGTGGCATCTACGAAACCCAAGGAGATGAAATTTATGTAAAGTGCAAAGATGAATATTCTCTTTGCAGACAATTCATGGAACTCTGGACTAAAAAATGTCCTGATATTTTGACTGGTTGGAATACCAAATTCTTTGATGAACCTTATATCATCAATCGTTTCCGTAAAATTCTTGGAGAAGATGCGACCAAGAAGTTATCACCATGGAATTATCTAGGTGAACGTAAAACAGTAATTAATGGTAGACAGATGATTGCCTATAATATAATGGGTGTTGAATCGCTTGATTATATTGAACTATATAAATGGTATGCTCCTGGCGGTAAGTCACAGGAGAACTATAAACTTGATTCTATTGCCAGCGTTGAACTCGGTGAAAGAAAACTCTCGTTTACTGAATATGATAGTTTACATGATTTATACAAACACAACTATCAAAAGTTTATTGAATATAATATCAAAGACGTAGAACTCATCATCAAGATGGAAGAAAAGTTAAAGTTATTGGAAATGGCAGTAACTTTGGCTTATGATACCAAAACAAATTACGAAGATGTGTTTGCACAAACTCGTATGTGGGATTCATTGACTTATGCTTATCTAATTGAAAAGAATATTGTTGTTCCTCCAAGGATTACTAAAGAAAAAGATTCTGCGTTTGAGGGTGCTTATGTTAAAGAAGTACAGGTAGGTATGCACCATTATGTCGCCAGCTTTGACCTAAATTCACTTTATCCACATTTAATAATGCAATATAATATTTCTCCTGAAACAATTATTGATCCAGAAAACTATACCGATGAGATGCGAAAAATACTTTCTTCTGGTGTTTCTGTTGAGAAATTATTAGAAAAGAAAGTTGATTTAGATTGGTTACAAAAATCAAAGGCCACGATCACACCAAATGGCCAATTCTTTCGTACCGACATACAAGGTTTCTTACCTAGGATGATGGAAGAAATGTATGAAGATCGGAAGAAGTTTAAAAAATTAATGTTACAAGCAAAAAAAGAATATGAAATTGAAACTGATGATTCAAAAAAATACGAGATTGAAAAACGAATTGCTCGTTATGATAATCTTCAGTTAGCAAAAAAAGTATCACTAAACTCCGCTTACGGTGCTTTAGGTTCGCAATACTTTAGATTCTATGATTTGCGTATGGCTCTTGGTGTCACCACAGCGGGTCAATTGTCTATTCGATGGATAGAAAACAAACTTAATGAATATATGAATAAATTGTTAGGAACAAAAGAAGATGACTACGTTATTGCGAGCGATACTGATTCGATTTACTTACGACTTGAAGGTCTTGTTAGAAAAATTTATGACGGTAGAGTGGTTGATCCAGCACTCATCATTAAGTTTATGGATAAAGTTTGTAATGATAAAATTCAACCGTTTATCGATGCTTCCTATCAAGAACTTGCAGATTATGTGCGAGCATATGATCAAAAAATGCAGATGAAACGAGAAGGTTTGTCCGATAAGGGTATCTGGACAGCCAAAAAGCGTTACATTTTAAATGTGTATAATAATGAAGGTGTCCAATACAAAGAGCCTCAGATGAAGGTGATGGGTTTGGAAATGATTAAATCATCTACTCCTGCTGCCATTCGTGAGAAGATGAAAGAGGCTATCACAATTATGATGCGTGGTACCGAAGAAGATATTCATATATTCATTAATCAGGCAAAAAAAGATTTTATGAATCTTCCCGCCGAAGATATCTCCTCACCACGTGGTTGTAATGGATTATCTAAATACTCTGACGCATTGACATTATATAAATTGGGAACACCAATTCATGTAAAAGGTGCCATATTGTATAACCATTATCTTAAACAAAAGAATCTTACCAAAAAGTATCCACTCATACAAGAAGGTGAAAAGTTAAAATATACCTATCTCAAAATGCCTAATCCTTTTAAAGATACGGTGATTTCATTTCCATCTAGATTACCAAAAGAGTTTGAATTACAGGAATATATTGATTATGATACTCAATTTGAAAAATCATTTTTAGAACCAATCAAAGTAATTCTAAATTGTATGAAATGGTCTACCGAAAAAGTAAGTAGCTTAGAGGACTTTTTCTCATGACATACCTAGTATTTCTTGCCGCATTTCTTTTGTCAGGAATATCGGCTTATTATTCTATAATCGGTTTAGCTGCAATCTTTTCTGGAGCATTTTGGCCAGTTGTGTTTATGGGCTCAGCATTAGAATTTTCTAAATTAGTAACCGCATCTTGGTTATATCGTAATTGGAAGACGGCACCAGTATTATTAAAAACATATCTCACTATTGCTGTGGTAATCCTTATGCTTATTACTTCAATGGGCATTTTTGGTTTTTTGGCCAAATCACACATTGATTCCACATTAGATGCTGGTGCAAATACAGTAGAACTTAAAACACTCAATCAACAACAGAAGATTGCCGAAGAAAGATTAAATTATCTTCTTGCTCGTGCCAAGGATCCATCAATAGCAAGTAATCGTTTGGATAATCAAATCCAAAATACTCAAAAAGAACTTACCGATATTAACAAGAAACGTTTGCCGCTGTTAAGGGAATCCAATAAACTTGTGGCAGATGTTGGTCCAATCAAGTATGTGGCAGATATGTTTTTCGGTGACGGAGATGGTGCATTGGACAAAGCTGTGCGTATGGTAATCTTTGCTATTATGCTTCTATTTGACCCATTGGCCGTGTTATTATTGATAGCTGGAAATATTAATTTAAAACCAAGAGAAGAAGTAATAGGACCGACCGATGAAGAAGTTGAAGAAACTAAAGAATGGTTCAAAAATATTAGGGTGAAGTCCAAAAAATTAGATGAAGATAAAATTGAAATTGCCAAAGAGAACATTGCAACAGTAAAAGAGAATGTGGCGACAGAAGTACAAAAGGTAACAACACAACATGCGCCTGGTGTTTATTCCGAAACATTAGAACCAGTTAAAAAATTAGAACCTAAGTATGATTATGAGGCAGAATTAGCATTTCGTGAAAAAGGAAAATAAATGAGTATACTTGAAAAAATCAAAAAAAATAGTAGTATTAAAGAATCTGCTATTCTATCGAAATCAAAATTCTTTACACAGAAGGATATGATTCCAACATCGGTGCCCATTATCAACGTGGCACTTTCTGGTCGTCTTGATGGTGGTTTGACACCAGGTCTTACAATGTGGGCAGGTCCATCCAAACATTTTAAAACAGCTTTCTCTTTGTTGATGGCAAAATCTTATTTGGACAAATATAAAGACGCTGCACTTCTTTTCTATGATTCTGAATTTGGTACGCCACAATCTTATTTTGATTCTTTTGGTATTGATACTAATCGTGTATTACACACACCACTAACAGATATCGAACAATTAAAATTTGATATCATGCAACAATTATCTGTTTTAGAAAGAGATGATAAATTAATTATTGTTGTTGATTCGATTGGTAATTTAGCATCGAAAAAAGAAGTTGATGATGCATTAGAAGGTAAATCGGTTGGTGATATGACCCGTGCTAAACAGGTTAAATCATTATTTCGTATGGTAACTCCCCACTTAAACCTTAAAGATATTCCAATGATTGTCGTAAATCACACTTATATGGAAATTGGTATGTTTCCTAAAGCAATCGTTGGTGGCGGAACGGGTTCATATTATTCAGCAGATAATATTTTTATTATAGGTCGCCAACAAGAAAAAGAAGGTACAGAAATTGTTGGTTATAATTTTATAATTAACGTGGAGAAATCACGATATGTTAAAGAAAAATCTAAAATTCCTGTTACTGTTTCTTTTGATGGTGGTATTAGCCGTTGGTCAGGCTTACTTGATATTGCGCTTGATTCAGGCCTTGTTATTAAACCAACTAATGGTTGGTACTCAAGAGTGGACACAATATCTGGTGAGATAGAAGAAAAGAAATGGCGTATTAAGGATACCGACACCAAAGAATTTTGGTTGCCATTAATTTCTAGTAAAAAATTCCAAGATTATGTTAAAGACAAATACCAAATTGCATCTGGAGAAATTATGCAAGGCGGAGAAGAAAATTTGTTTGATGATGTGGTTACTATGAATGGAGCTGAAGATGATTGAAGGAGTTGATTATTGCTTCATCTATCCTAAAGAGGATGAGCAAGGTGTTCATGTTAAATTTTTAGATGGACCATATAAAGATACTATATTTAAATATGGTAAAGTTAAATTTGAAGAAAAAGATAACTTGATGTATTTACTTTTTGGTTATGATGTGTTAGAATCAATAGTTGATAAACCAAAAAAATTAGAAAAGGATGAATCCTTTAAGAATTATATTGGTGATTTGTTGGTAGAAATTATGAGTAGCAATATTGAACAGGAAGTAATTGATGAAACTGGAACAAGCGATAATCAAATCATTAATTTATAATGATGAATATTTAAGAAAAGTATTACCCTTTATTAAAGCCGAATATTTCTCCGACAGAACGGAGAGGACACTATTCAATGAAATTACATCATTCACGGAAACTTATAATAACTCGCCAACGACTGAAGCACTTAGTATTGCCGTCAAAGAAAAGAACAATCTCTCAGATGACGAAGTTCAGAAGTGTGAAGATTATATCAAAGAGGTTGAGGCAAATAGCAAAACAGAAGCCGAGATTCAATGGCTTATTGACAAAACCGAAAAGTTCTGCCAAGAGAAGGCCATATACAATGCTGTATTGGGGTCTATTTCAATTCTCGATGGTAAGGACAAAAGTAACGACAAAGGTGCAATTCCCAAGATATTATCGGACGCCTTGGCCGTTTCATTTGATACCACAGTAGGTCACGATTATTTGGAGAATGCAGATGAGCGATATGAATTTTATCATCGTAAAGAAGAACGAATACCCTTTGATTTGGAGTATTTTAACAAAATCACAAAGGGTGGACTCCCAGCAAAAACGCTTAATATTGCTCTTGCTGGCACGGGAGTTGGTAAATCTCTCTTTATGTGCCATGTGGCTGCAGGCGCAATGGTCCAAGGCAAAAATGTTTTGTATATCACACTTGAAATGGCTGAAGAAAAAATTGCTGAAAGAATAGACGCCAATTTATTGAATGTAACACTTGATGATTTGATGGACTTACCAAAAGATATGTACGACAAGAAAGTAAATCGTGTCCGTGAAAAAACAACAGGTAAACTTATCATCAAAGAGTATCCAACCGCAGCTGCTTCCGTAACACACTTTAGGACTTTACTAAATGAACTTAATCTCAAACGCTCTTTTGTACCTGACATTATATTTGTTGATTATCTTAATATTTGTTGTAGCTCTCGTATTAAGGCTGGTGCGAATATTAATTCCTATACCTACGTTAAAAGCATCGCAGAAGAACTTAGAGGCCTCGCTGTTGAGTGTAATGTTCCTATTGTATCTGCTACACAGACTACCAGAAGCGGATTTACATCGAGTGATCCAGGACTTGAAGATACGAGTGAAAGCTTCGGACTTCCCGCCACGGCAGACTTGATGTTTGCTTTGATTTCTTCTGAAGAACTAGAAGAACTTGGTCAGATTATGGTAAAACAATTAAAGAATCGATATAATGATCCAACACACTATAAACGATTCACAGTCGGTATTGATCGTGCAAAAATGAAATTGTTTGATATTGAACAATCCGGTCAAATGGGCATCACCGATTCAGGACAACCTCCTGTTGGAGCATTTAATAAAATTCAACACAGCAAGAAATTTGAAGGTTTCAAAGTATGATTTTAGGAAGAGCTGACGCTCTTCATGTATCCAAGGTATTTCACGATTACTTTAGTAATATTGGAAGTACCGAAGAATATATGCGTGATGAGAAATTAAAAAATCTTGATACCATGGGAACATCATTGTTTCCAATTGAAGATGATTTATTCTCTGATTTTTCTATGCACCCGAAAGATATGGATATCGAAGTGTGTGAGATACCAAACGAAACCTGGGAATCATTACTTTCTATTACCAGTTCTCACATCAATAAAGCACCAGTTGGTAAGAATATTCAATTGGCAGTCAAAGAGAAGAACTCAGGAAAGATTCTAGGATTCATTCGGTTAGGTTCACCAGTCATCTA